TGCACCGTGGATATTGCGCTGCCAAATATCCCGCGCACCGCAGCCCCCAAATCCCCCACAAAGCCTATCACGTCACTCTTCGCTTTCAGTGCTTCCCGCCGGCTTTCCATCACTGCTACCTTGGCTTGCGTGGCTGCCAATGCCTGCGCTTCCCGGTTCAGCTCCGCCAGCTTGCCTTTTGCCCCGTCAGCCACCTTGCGCATCGTCTCCAATGCTCCGTTAAAATCATTGGTGCTGCTTATTATCCCCGGATATTTATCCTTCATAATCGTGATTATGCTGCTCATCTCTTCGCTTTCTGCTTTGCTGCGCTTGGTCTTGCCTGCCAGCTCCTCATACCTTTTGGCAAGCTCAATCACCGTCGCCTGCTCGCTCCTCTGCTCGCCTATCAGTTCCTGCTTCTTTTGTATTATCTGCTTCTGATTCCGGATGCTCTCCTCTTCTGCCCGGTTCTTGGCATATATGGCTGCCGTAATTCCCGTTACAACCGCTGTTACCCCCATTATTGCCCAGCCCACCGGCCCCATCGTCGTCAAAAAGCTCTTCACTGCTGCCGATGCTGCAGTAAGTGCTGCCGTCAAAGTCCCGCTTGTGGTAGCCGTTGCTATCTGGCTGGTCATCAGCGCATACCATCCAGCCGCAGCCAGTGGCAATAGCACTATCGTCCCCTGCATCACTGTGTTCATGCTGCCAAACCAGCCCAATACCGGATTAGCTACGGCGCCAAAAGCAGTCAGTACAGGAACCAGCCCCCCGCCAATCGACTCCTTCAAATTATCAAACGATACCTTCAAAGCTTCTAACTTACCCGCTCCAGTTGTGGCAAATGCCTCAGCTTGCCCCCCAAATTCTTTGCTCAGCTCTGCCAATATCAGCTTCTGTGCCTCCGCAGCCTGCCCCGTGTTATAAAGTGCCTTTATCACCTCCTGCTGCTCATCGCTGAAGCTTACTCCGCTACGCCTCAGTGCAGTTAGTCCCTCTATCGGATCCTGCAGCGCTTTGCCCACCTGCATGGCTGCCCCCTGCAAATCCATGCCCAAAGCCCGGCTCATGTTTAGTATCTGCACCTGTGCCTGGCTAAACATTTCTCCGCTTATGGCATTAAAGGTCAAAAGCGGTGTTGTTACCTTGCTCAATAGCTCGTCACCGTCCACCGCATACAGAGCCTCCATTTCAGCAGCCATCTTCTTCAGCTGGTCCGCGCTGTATCCTGCCGCTCCTCCGGTGCTCCGCACTGCTGCTTCCACACGTGCTGCAGCCTGTTGTGCTGCTGCTTGCTCGTTAATGAACGCTCCAAACACCCGCGTTATATCATTATAGACGTCCATCACCCCGCGATATACAAGGGAAAACTGGCTAAGAGCCTGCCTGTTCGCAGCCATCCATGCTCCCAGCTTGCTATGTCCCTGCTCAGCTTTTGTCTCCAGCTTATCCATCTCGCCAGTTGCTGTTTCGATAGCTGCTTGCATGGGCTTTCCATTGGCATCCAGTATCACCGGCTTGGCCGCTTTCTCCGCCAGTTTGTCCAGCTCCGCTGTCAAGTTGCTGATCGCTTTCGGGCTTTCCTTGCCCATCGCTGCCAGTGTCGTCTCATACATCTTAAATGCACTTGTCAGGCTATCTCTGAATGCTGCCAGGTCGATCGTCATATTTATGCTTGCGCTGCTCATCGTTTCACCTATTATATCCTTGAGGTTATTGCCATGCTTACTTTTATCTTACTCTGCATCTTCTATCTCACCCTCCGCTATGAGCGCCGGGCTGCCAGGCGCGAAGCAGCTAAAAAACGCCAGGATGCCAAAAAAGGCGTCGTGACGGTTGCCACCATTGTCATAGACGATGGTTTCCCTTAAATTATTGCCTTTTTCTGGCATCCTCAATCTCCTCATTACGCCACTTAAGATACCACAGCGCTTCGTCAATTTCAAACTCATCACTGCCAAACAGGCATAAACAGTAGTAAGATAACCTGAGAAAGGGATTCTCTGTCTTGCGTTGCAGGCGCTGCTTAGCTGTTTCATGTTGTTTTACTTCTTTTGGGCAGGCTGATAAACGCTGCCTATACCGGTAAAAAAATCGGCAAGCACCTGGTTTAATATAGCGTAAGGCACTTCATCCCAGGGCGTTTTGATGCCTTCATCAGATTCATACATCTCACACCCGGTTATCGTCTTAACCGTCTCTTCCATTATGCCTTCTTCAATCAGCTTATCCATTATCACTGCAGCCGGAACGGTGTGCTCTTCGCCAGTCAGCAGCCCTGCCAGTCCAGCTTCCTTAAACAGCCCATATACGCCCTTCAGCGTCCGGATACTTGTATTTACTTTCATGCTTCAGCTCCTATTCTTCTGGAATTGCTAATGTTGTAAACGGCATTATCTTGTTTGCCGTCACCCCAGTCACACTTGTCGATATCGCCACAGACCACAGCCCATCCGCTTCAGCGCTCCAATCAACTGCCCAGCGCATGCTGTCCAGCAGCAGGCACCTACTCCCTGCTAACTCTTCATAGTCTAGTTGCTCCTGCATCGCATCTGTTATCAATATCGTTATGTCTTGCTCTTGAAACATAGCCGTCTCCAGATAGTTTCTCACCTTGTCCGATATTCCTACCAGATTAAGCTCGATACTGCTTATTCGCTTGCTGTCGATGCTGTAGTTTCTCGTCTTCAGCCGCGTGATCTTGCTGTCCACCTTTCCAGGCTTCTCAGCCAATTCACCCAAATATACCATAGACGCAAGTATATCTTCTACATCCTCTGCATCAATCGCAGTAATGTCGCCAATGTGCGACAGCGCGCTACCCAAAGCAAAATAAAGATGATCTCCCGGCATCACATGCTCCAGCAGGTCAAAGCTCAGATCCTCGTCTTCCATCTCCACAGGCGGCAGCCCCTCATCAAATAGTGGCGATTCTTCCAAATTAGCCATTTGTCTTCTCCTTTTTTATGGCCGTCCCCGTTAAGGGACGGCCTTATCTGTACTGGCTTATGCCAAGCCCTTGCCCACAAACAGCTTGTTTGCGGTGTTTCCGGAATATTCACTTGAGATCACGACAGTGTACAGTCCATCAGCTTCAGCGCTCCAGTCCACGGTCCAGCGCATGCCGTTGAAGATGGTATATCTGTCCTGTTCCCGGTTGGTCAAAAGGATCGTGGTAACCACCCCGCTAAAAGCGGAGCTCTCCAGATAATCCTTCTGCTTCATGGATAAGCCGTTCAGGGTCAGCTCCACCGTGCTGGTGCGCTTCCCCGGGATCTGATAGTTACGGGTCTTGAGCTTGCTGATCTTGCTGTCGGCTTTTCCCGGCTTCTCAGCCAGTTCGCCCAGCGGCTTCAGGAAAGTGCTGATCTCCGTCGCCATCGCGGTCTTAGTCGCGTATTTCGTGCCCACTTCGGCTGCGGTATACTCCCCTAAGCCAAAGTAAACATTGTCCGCGATCATGGTATCCACCAGCGCGCTAAACAGCAGGTCGGTAGCCACTGTTCCGCTGGGGAATGTCGGTGCAGTCAGTGCCATTATATCACCACCTTCGCCGTTTTAGGCAATTTCGAGAGTTCTTTCTTGTTGTGAAACACGTATTCGATTGCCCCGCCGATGCTGCCAAAGACCTTCTGTATCAGGTTCTTTTTCTTAGTCGGCAAAGCCAGTTCCACGCGCTTCACGGCCAGTTGTTTCTTGCTGTAGTCATCCAGGTCCTTGGTCGCAGGATTGGTCTTGATGTCCTGGATGATGTCCAGGATGATGGTCAGGATTGCAGTAATCTGAGCTTTATCGATGTTCTTAATCCCCATCTTGCCCAGCAGCCAGACCACCACTGCGGCCACGATTCCGATCATGAAGGAGCTATTGTTTGCGATAAAATCCATTATTCTCTCCTTACATCTTCAGAAAAACGATATGGGCTTTGGAGGCAGTACCGGCAGACGCGCGCCGGATATAGAACTTGGTGACGTTCAGAACAGGTAGTTTTAGGGTGGTACCCGCGGCAATCGTGACGTAGTTTTTGGGAAAGGCGCTGGTGGCGATATAGGTGCTATCCACACAGACGCTGACTCCGCCTGTTTCGGCGGTGATGAGAGCTTCGACGGTATTGGTGGGAACGGTGACCCGGTTGTAGAGAGTATCCGCGCTGGGGCTATACAGCCCCAGGGAATAGCTTCTGTGAAATTGCATCTCCTTTTTACGGGAGTCAACCGGCAGGGTCACGGCGAGCGCCATGATCACGATCATGGCGAGGATTCCGATGAGAATGATCTTCTTCATTATCCACCTCCTTAGTCGATTTTGAAGACTTTCACAAAGCCGTCCACATAGGTGATACCCGGGCGTACGCGGATGTACCAGTGATACTTCCAGTCGCTGCCGTGGTGTTCCACCTTCAGCTCGGCGTCAGTGCGGTAGCCCAGGATGATAAACTTGGGCAGTCCGGCGATGATATAGTTATCAGGCATCAGGCGCGGCTTCACGGGAATCCCCGCAAAAGAGACGTTACCGCCTTCCAGCAAGAGACGGTCTCCGGCTACGGTTTGACGTCTGGCAAGCTCGGATCTGATCCGCACCAGGTCTTTATGGGATACATAAAACTTGAAGTTCTCCTGCTCTTCCAGCATGCCATCGGCAAATGCCAGTAAAGCCGCTTCAAATCTCTCGTCCCAGTTCACCAGGGTCTCTGCGTCCAGGCTGGTCACAGCCCCGGCAGTGGTAGCCTGTTTGATGATGCCGTTCAGAGCTTTGTAAGGCCCTGCGGCGGCAGTTCTGTCACCACGGAAAAGCAAGGTGCGCAGAGCTTTCTCGGTTTTGCGGGCTATATGCTGCTCCACATAAGCGCCAAAAGCGTCTTCACCATACTTGTCCTTGTAAAATTCCACCACGTCCCTGCCCAGGGTAAATTCGGCGGTCAGGATTCCGGTGGTGCAGGTGATCGATGCACTGCCCACAGCCTGTGCTGCAGCTGCTTCATCCAGCGCGTTGGTAAACACCAGGTCATTGATCACGCCCGCGTCGATGGTCTCATCTTTGAGCAGTGGGACAACGGTAATGTCTGCCAGGGTATCACCCGGCTTGCTGCCGATCACCTCATCGATGAACAAACTGGTGGTGTTGGGTGTGAGGATGTTCATGGCTTTGCCGCCATCCACTTCCGCGATGCCTTTGTAGATCTCGCGGTGTGCGGATTTCACCACTACTTTGGTGCCATCGATCATTACCTCACGATCGCTCGCTTCCCCCGGTTCTCCCTTCAGCCCACTGCTGATTGCTTTGCTGATCTGCATGGAAAGCTCCTTGATCTCGTTTGTGAATGCTTTGATGAGCATGGTGGTCTCGGACTGCCCGTCCGCCTTCTCCAGCTCGTTAATCCGTCCCTGAAGCAGGTCCAAGGCCTTCTTGCTGTCATCATTGGGTTTCTCTCCCAAAGCCTTGCGGATCGCTTCCATCTGGCTCTTCAGCTCCGCCACCAAAGCAGCGTTGTTGCCACCAGCTTCTTCCGCGAATCCCGCGATGCTCACCCCGTTGAATTTGCCCTTCTGCACCTTCTGCCAGAGCTCGGAATTCAGGTCTTCACACTTCATCACGCACACCCAGGCTCCCACCTTGGTGTTCGGGAAATGCTCTTTGTCTTCGGCTTTCAGGATATAGCTTTCAGCTACTACAAACTCCGGGACGGGCTGGTAATTATGGTTCACATCGTTCTTGCCTACGAGTCCTTTTTTGGCGAAGCGGTAGGCTGCCTTCTTCACCTCATCGGCTGTGTAGGTATCGCCTTGCGCGTCCACTACATCCGGTTCCATCACGGTCACGTACAGCAGGCCCTCAGAGCCCACAGTCTCGCTCTTGAATTTTGCGGTAGCGCCCAGGATATTACCCTGCTTGCCATCCGCGCTCTTCACGATTGCGCCCTTCATATTGGCAGGCTTCACATCGTCAAACAGCAGACTTATCAGGTCCACGTCCACGTTGCGCAGCGCGCCTTTTTGAATGCGCTTTTTGTTCGAGAATAATCTCATCTGCTTCTTCTCCTTACTTGTTACGGAGGCTGCTGAACAGCTTCTCATCTTCGCTTGTTAAAGTCTCTGTCAAATCCCCAAACTCAAAGTCATCGGGATTGACGCCCCATCCATATTCATAGTTGAATTCTATCGCCAGGCTCAGTGCCAGGCGCTTCTGCAAAGGCTTCACCACAAAGTGGTAAAACATCTTCATGTCACTCGTGTTATCCCCGCCCAGTTGCCCCGGGATCAGTTGGCTCACGATCCGCGCCGGAACCCTGTGATAGGCCATTATCCCTTCTCGCAGGTCTTTCTTCAGGCTCAGGAAGCCTCCGTCCTTGTCCTGCTGTCTCAGCGGCTCCAATCGTATCTTCACGTCCTTGCTCTCACTCTCGATCAGCACCGTGCTGTGGCTCTTGGCATTGCCCTTCACTTCGGTGAGTGCCTTCTCAATCTCACTGTAGGCATCGCTCATTACTTCGTTTCCGTCTTCATCTGTCACGGTTCCGTCCCGCAGCGTTCCCCCTTCCACAATCATGAAGTAGTCAGCCATCAAGCCGTTCTTAAAGTTGTTGTAATCAAAGGTCTTGATCTCGCCCAGGATCTCAATGTTGATTGCGATCGGCAGGCAAGCCAGCCCCCAGGCATTGGATCTGTGAGTGCTCTTCTTCATGTGGATCACGTCAGCATAGGCAAAGTCTTTCTTTACGTTCTTCACCACCTGGATGTAATTCGGCCTGAAGAAGTTGTACTCGTCATAGTTCTCCACGATCTGCACTTCACTGGGCAGCATCCGCTCCAGCCCCATCCACTCGCCTTTCACGTTCCGCATCTTGATCAAAAACCCGTTTCCGCAGGCCAGATAAAACTTTATCATCTCAGCCAGGATCGTGCTTTGGTCTTCACAGCCCGGGAATTCCGCGGCTTCCATCCAGGCTTTTACCTGGGCGTTCTTGCACTCGACCTTCATCACAGTGGCCATAGCCAAAGCATCGATGCAGCCACTGTGGTACTCATCAGTATCCAGCAAATTCAGCAGCTTGCTCATGCTGTATGGCGCGCTCACCACCTTCTTGGTCTCTGCAGCCTTGCTCACAATCTGCTTACCCACCCGGCTCATCTTACTTAGGTCCGGTGTCTCTGCCCGGTACCCCTTCTCTATCAACTCACTCACGCCGCTGATAATCACCCGCGCTCCGCCTATTGTAGTCACTTTCATGATCCCGCTCCCGTACCGCTCTTCAGCAGCGCCAGCCGCGCAACCCGCACCAGTCTCGCTCCGTCCAGCCGACTCGTGTAATACTCTATCTCCGGAATATCCCGGTACATCGCTGCCTGGTACTGCTCCCGGAAGTTCTCTTTGAGTCGGTACAGATCCGCATCCGGATCCTCAGCCTTGGTAGCGTTCACGATCAAATACACCGTCCACGCAATATCGGTATCCACATACCGCCTTCCCGTCCCGTTCTTGCCCGTCTCACCATCCAATATAACGATAGCTGCAGGCAGATCCTTGGGGATATCGTCCTTGTTAAACTGCACAGTAGCGATCCCCGCATCCATCAATGCGCTACGGATACTGCTGCGCTCATTCTCAAACTTTTCAAATCCCGTCATATTCTTACCTCGATGCTGTTAAACTGCTCATAAATCCACGCTTCCTTGTTCTGCAGAACTGTCTCATATACGTTCCTGGCTTCAATCCCCACCGCCTTGATCTTGGCTCTTATCATATACGCCATCTGCTCCACCTTCAGTGCCTTGCCTGTCTTCTTATCTGCCCAGGAGAGTCCCTTGCGTTCCACCCAGGCGATCAGGGGCTTAATCGGTGTCCAGCTTGGCGTTTTGCCGCCCAACACAAAAGGCTCATGCTTCACGTTGCTGCCCACTCTCAGAGTCATTCCGTTGGCATCACTCTCCACCACGTATCCGGCGTTCGCATAAAAATCACCCTTGTCATAGATCTCCTTCTCCAGAATCTCCCGTCTGGCTTCACCATCGATCACAGAGCCAATCAAGTGCATCTTGCTCTCCAAGGCACTGTATATAGCTCGGTAAATCTCAGTCATCAGCTCATCCATCAGATCACCCCAGCCTTGATCAATCTCGCAGGTCTCGGCTTTAGTTCATACAGCCTGGCCAGCCCATCTTCATTTAGATATGCCTTCAGCAGCGATAGTGCCCGGGCCTCCAGCTTGCCCTTAAATTCTTCTATCTCAGCCCCCGTAAGCAGCTCTGTAGCAGAGCTGTCCAGCCCAATGCTCTTCACGATTCCCTCACCCAAAGTCTTCAGGTTAAGGAATTCCGCCACGCTCTCCAGCAGAAGGAAAGCATAGCCATACCGGAACGCCACATACGCTGCGTCTCCCGCCTCCAGATCATCACCTGCGGCATCGTTATAGTCATCTTCCAGGCATATCTCAGCCAGGCGTTTCAGCACCAAAGCCTCATGCTCGCTAAATATCGGATTCTCCGCCATGTCAGCAGGCAGATTCAAGATCGTCACTACGTCTTGCACTTCTACTGGTATCGCTTTCATTTTACACCCTGCTTTTCTCTGCTTTTCTCTGTGATCTCTGTGGTTAAATCATCCATCTCTTTATCTCTTTTACTCTTTGTTAAATAACAATTTCCGTCTGCGTCCGGCACTTCCAGTGAAACGGCGGAAACGGCGTATGCGCACCGCTAACCCCGGTAGGATTGCCATCTGCATCTCGCTCAATCTGGCTCTCTTTCACCCACGGTGCCAGCGCCTTGATCTGTTCTCTCGCTTCCTCCAGCCCCTCTGCGTTCACATCGATGGCCATCAGATTGTCACGCACTTCCAAAGCCACATCCAGTGGATACACCAGGTTCTGGCTCACCAGCGCGTAGCAGATCTCACTCGTCCGGTTATCCATCGGATTTACCAATCTGTAGCCCTTAGCCCCGGCCTTCTCATATCCGGACAGCCGTCCAAATTCGCGGATCCGCAGCGCCGTATGCTCTGCCAAGCCCTGCCAGTAAACGCTTCCCTTCTCGCCCAAATCGCTAAAAGTATCTTTCAGAGCGTCTGCCAGCATCTCCTTCGTATAGCCCTGTTCTATCGCTTTGGTCATCGTCTCCCGGAAGTCATCGCTGATATCCGCTCCAAAGTGCTGCCCTATCCAAAATAGATTCTGCTTCTGCACCTGGCTCGCTAATGCCTGGTCTTTGATTCCCCACAGCCCGATGCTGATCCTGGCTTTCGCGCTGGTCTTCACGTCCTGGATGCCCAGCCTCAGGCTCCGCTCTACATACGCTTTGGTCTCGCTGGATACAGCCATCATGAAGTCGTCTCCCAAATTCTGGCTGATTACATCCAAGAGCAAGTCCACCTTGCGCTTATCCACCCGCTCCGCCTTAGGCATCTCGGTCAATAGTCCAATCGCACTCCTGGCAGCTTCTTTGATCTCTTTTCTCCAGGCATTATTTAGTACCTGGTAATACTCCAGCATCATCCGATCAAAATAGTTCATTGCACCCGTCCATAACGTCCATACAGTCCATATCGTCCATCATGTCCAGCCCCTACCACTGCATCCTCCGCACCTTCACCCGGTTCCGCCCAATGTCGTACTCGCTGAACCGCTCCAAACACCCAGCCAGCGCATCCGGACCATCCACATATCCATCTGGATAAGTGAGGAACTGGCTGATCAGGGTAGGCATATCCTGCCCCTCCGGAAACAGCACCTTCGCCGTCTCAATGATCGTCTCAGTCCGCTCAATCCTCAGGTTCTTGTTCTCCCGGTTATCGATCTTCTTGATCCTATGGCTTATGGGCGGCAGATGATTATCTGTAGCCCACCGATCGAAGTCAGCCAATATCCGCCCCTGGCCATAAGTAGTTTCACAGGCTGCTCTGGCTTTCACCCGGTACGTCCTGTCAAGCTCTTGATAGGCATCATAGTAGTATCTGAAAAACTTCGTATTCTCCGTCTGTCTAATCCAGGCATGGATCACGTAAAAGCGGTTGCCATCATAACCGATGGAGATGATGGCTTTATAACAGCCCTTCTCTCCCCAGGCAGGATCGGCATATAGCCACACCCGCTTCATCTTGCCCGGCTCCGGAAGGGTCTTGTACCGCTTAAACCATTCATTCTTAAATATGTTCCCTTCGATCACAGGCAGACCCAGCATCTCTCTCTGATACCCCGCCTGCCCATAACGCTTGCGCAGCTCCGGCAATGTCTCGTCCGGATATTGCTCCGGCCAGGTGCTCTTACCTTCAGCATTCTCCAAGGAATACCGCAAAAGTGCCCGTTGTGACGTCTTAATCACTTTTTGGTATCCCAGGTCTCCTTCGGGATTATCGGCTTTTATTTCGCCTATTATCAGCTCCATAAACTGGCAGATCGCATAGTTCGGATGTACCAGGTTACCCAGCCAAATCACTTTGCCCGGCTCAGCCGGGTCCAATGCCCCCGCCAGTTCCTGCGTGATCTTGTCCATCTTCCGCTTGCCAATGGTCTGAGATCCCATGTTCTCTTCTTTGTCGATATCATCACAAACAATCAGTCCAGGCCGTTTTGCAGTCCTGGGATTGATCGTTCCACGATGACTCTGCTTGATGCTTCTCGCTCTGATTCGTGCTTTGTTCTTCAGGTAGAAGTCAGCCTTGTCCTCGTCCATCGGTTCCAGCTCTGGCCAATCAGACAGCAGCCTCCGGTTATTCTGTAGCTCGTGCAAAGTGAAGGCTGTGCGCTCCTCGGCCAGATCTACATCTGCAGCAGTATGGATCACATAGCGTTCACCTCGTATTACACACCAGATAGGATATACCACCCCCATAAGAACCGTTTTGCCCAGCCCGCGGAATCCTGTAATGCCAATCACCCCGCTGGCAGACTCAGTCTCCTGAAACATCTCCTGGTGAATAGCACAAAACGGCTTCCCAAACACATGCGGAAAATAAGCCACACAGAAATAGCTAAACGCCTCCCAGCCTTCACCCTGCACCAGTGCGATCCGCTTCGCCCTAGCAGCCGGATTGTCTTCAGCAAACGGCCGAAGATGCGGCGTCTTTGCTGCTATCTCTGCCAGTGCTTTTTGCTGTCGTTGAATGAACTTAGGCATTATAGTCTGCCTCAACAGACGCCATAATTTCTACCATTTTATCTTCTTTTACACCCGCCTCAATTAGCGCCGCCAGGACATCGCTAAGACTAGAATCAGCAGGCAGTTCAATGTATTGAAAACTGTATCCACCATCAGTCAGTGCTGCATAGTCCCATGTAATGTAAATGTACCGTCCGTATCTAAACATAGTGGGCTGAATGTTGTCGCATGTTCCAGTCATTACATCCTCATTTTAATCTATAATACTTATTTATTTTAACTATTGAAGCCACGTATGGGATTTGATCCGCATATTTGGTGACCTGATCGATCAATACCCCTCTTCCAGTGAAAATCACTCTTTTAACCCCATCTATTTCTACTTCAAGGGTAAGACACTGCTCACCTCCATTACGGTTATATTTAGTCTTATTAATGCGATAACCAGTAACTTTTAGTTCTGTGTTCAACACGCTATCTATTGGTATCTTTTCTCCCTCAAGAGCTGCAGGCTCTTCTGCAAAATCGCTAAATCGCTTCATACCACCATCTTTCTGAGCGGAGTTTTCGCATTCGCTACCAACACCTATGGGCTTGCTATGTGTTTTGCCAAGAGGCAGGGTGATTGGAGGCAGTGTTTTGAGATTAAATAAGCTTAGCTGTCTGCCGATATTCGTATTGCGATTCGCGGAGCCGGTATTCGCATACACGCAGAAAACGCCCGCATAACCATCGCTATACGAAAAACCGCCCACTGCAACTACCCGCATATCCAATCACCTATAGACTGATATATTTTTTTCATAAGCAGAGCCGTCCGCCGATAGACGTAAAGCGAAACGCGGAGCCGTAAGACGCAAGCACGTAGAAAACGCCCGCATGACCAGCGATATGCGAACTACCGCCCACCGCAACCACCCGCATGCCCGCGGATGCCGCATTATAGTAATCCGCGAGTCCGGTTATATTACTACCCCCTACCACGCGAGGATAAAAACCACATAAAGCGGCTAATTCGTGAATTCGGGTAGAATATCCGGAAGCAGGGACGTTGTCCACGCCTGCGTGTGCAATGATTTTTGTGTAGTCAGCAGATGGATTATCGTCGACAAACGAACCAGGCGCAGTGTGGGCATCCAGTCTGGCAGCGGTATTGAAGTCCAAGATAATCCCATCCAACCATTGCCAGATGTTCCCGAAAGGTGATTCTATGCCCCTGTAACAAGGTATTACATCTGTCCAATAGCTATTGGCTGAGCCGGTATATACCGGTAAGCCATTGCCAGAGCCATATAGCGCAGTCAGGGCGACATTACCTGAAGCATTACCCAGACTTTCCGTCCCACCTGTAGGCACGATTGGCAGATATGTGCTGCTCCCGCCACTAACGGAAGCTGCCCAGGTGCCGGGAGCTAAATTACTCAATCCTTTGTCTGAACCACCTGCCAGTGCAAGCTGGGAATCAAAAGTAGCATATTCGGTGAGAAACAGCAACTGAACGGCGCTCCATAAATTCCAGTCGGTAAGACGCCAGGTGCTATCATCCGAATTCCCATCACGCCGTCTGGCTGCTGCCCTGAACTCTGCTCTGGTGCCCGTGCCTACTGGCAGCTTTCCCCTCACCGATGCCAGCCGTGGAGTAGTAGCTGTCTGCAATTTTCGTTCAGTGGTCACTGTCCTGACATGAGGATAGTTCGCCGCTTCCTCATCCACATCATAATAATCCCGGAAAACATCGTTATCATCCTGCAACACTCCCATATACGCCCCGATATAGCGATATGGCACCTCTAACAGCACTCCGCCAATGATCTTTTGAAATGCAGGGTGCACAGTGTATCCACTGAGTGCCCTGTCAGATATCCACCATTCCATCACATCGGGATCCGCTTCATCCCATACTACTTTCTGCCAGAATTTGGGGATTTCTACCATCACTTGCCCGTCCGCACCGTCCAGATTGGCTGCTGTGCCATCTGCTTTTTTCGTGCTATCAGCAGGATGAAGATAATATGCCACGCTCTTATGGGGATTATGCGGATCAGCTATTGCATCAGGCATCACACATCTGCGCATGCGGCGCTGAACTGTGCACCTGGAAGCTATCTCCTCATTCCAGGGCAGTGCTCCCAGCGTATCATTGAATGAACCCAATGCCCCCAGCCGGTCATAACGTCCCGCTGCTTCCCCCACCGGCAAAGCAAAATTTAACCTCACCCCATAAGGTTCTGCTCCCAGTCCCCGCATCGCCCCCAGCTGCAGCTTATTTACCAGTTTCATCGTGCTTAAAACCCGTAAACTATCAGCACCATCGTATTGCCCGCAGGAATAGTGATCTTCGTAAAATGGCTAATGTAGGTAAACCCATCTGGCACCTTACCATTCAGCACACTCAGATTCACCCCCTCGCCATTAATTTCAAAACTGGTCTCATCATCTGGGAAAGACGCTCCAAATATCGATATCGCGCCAAATGTCCCTTCCAATTCTGTCCCTGCAGCATATGGCAATCCATTATCGGGTATGCTCTGCAGCTCTTTCTTTGCCATTGATCTCGTTGCTTTTGCCTGGCTCATATCTTATCCTCCTTTTTAGTTCTTTTCGGGCTGATCCGTCCATCATTCACCCAGGTGAGCTCCACCTTCGTGATAATCTGCTCCATCTTCTGTTCCACAAGCCCTTCAAACTTATCAAACCGCTCATCAATCAATTCCCTAATACTGTCCAGCGTCCCTGCCTGGCATTTCGCACAGTTCGTCCGCATCTCGCTCAATTCCTGCTTCAACCGCTGCACGTCATTCCATGCCATCTTAAACAGCCAGCTCATCACTCCGGCATACAGCCCGAACAGAGCAAAGAGAACCTGCACCAGTCTATCTTCCATTCAGCCCCTCTTTCAAAAGGGCAGCCCCGCAGGTCACCCATACGGGGCTTTGAGAGGGCCGGTAGGGAAAAATGTGCCCGGTGGCAAGAAAGTCGCCACCGGGACGTTCGGAGGTACATGTCGGGGTATAAAATTCCATTAGCCATTCCTCACTCTCAGGTATTCAGCCAGATCCATCACGATCGCCTGAAACTGCTTCAGCATCCCCTCATATCCCTTCTCGATCATAAAGTCTGTCACTTGGTCTAAAAACTTCACTATGTAGTCACAAAGCTCCTTGGCTGGCTCATCCCGCTTCATCTCCTGCCGCAGTATGCTCACCAGGGATTGCAAGGCAGTATTCTTGGGATCCTTCGCGTATTCTTCCAACGCCGTCAGCAGCGCCTTCCGCCTTGCCACCGTGATCTTCCGGTTCAGCTTCCGCTCTTCACCCTCGATCTTGTCCCACTTCCCCGCAGCGATCCACTTGCCGATCGTCACCGGACTGCAGCCCACCAATTCCGCCAATTCCTTCGGACTCGTCTTGCCACTGATGAACGCCTCAAACGCCATCTCTTTTTTTTCTCTAAAAGCTTTGCTGTTACTCATGGCACCAAGGTGCCACATACCCTTACCCTGTCAAACGCACCTGCCTGCTTACGCCACACTTTCTGCGTTTTGTCAAAAATACTGTGGCACAAGTAGGCAGGAGTAGGCAGGAGTTACAAAAAAACCCGGCATCAGCCGGGCTTTATCCTGTCCATTTCGTCCATTCAGTCCATCATATATCCTCCGGATTCACCCGCCTCCGCTCCAGCCAATCACTCAGCTCTTGCCCTGGAATTCTCAAATGTCGGTCTCCGGTCAGCCTTATTGCCGGGAGAGGATCTTCTATGTCTTTGATCATCCGATACACAGTACCCTTGTCCACGCTCAGCAGCTCCGCCACCTCATCCGGCCTGTAGTACCTGTCAGTTCTTACCATGCTCCGCCTCCTGTTTCAGCTCTCTGTACTCCGCCTCTGCCCATTCCGCCACCTTGCCCGTGGCAATCTGCATCATCATCCCCGGTGCCTTGCGCATCTTCCGCACCCGCTCCGGCATCGGATACGCCTCCAGGCTCTCCGCGTCCGGAAACTGGATCGTCCACCGCATAAAGTCCAGCCAGCTCGCATGCTCATTCCACTTCTTTGCGTTCAGTTCCTTCACCTTCGCATCCCGCTCCGCCCGCTGCACTCCATTCACTGCCCCCTCCTTGTCATTCCCGCGAAGGCGGGCATCCAGCGCCTGTTGCCGCTTCTGCTGCAGTTCCTTCCGCTCCCTGTCCTGCTTCCACCACTCTGCCAGGTACTCATCAAAATGGCTCGGCGCATACAAGGTACTCGGTCTCAGGCAGTGCTCCATCTTATCATTCCCCTGCCACTGCCCGCATTTCACCTCATGCACTTTTCTGAAGTCATCCACACAGTATCCCTTCTTCAGCAAAGTGACTATCAAATGCGTTGCCTTGTCAGTCGCCTGAAAACGGCTCTTGGTGCGCTCATTCAGGTCAGTTAGTATAATATGGGTATCCTGAGCCTCCAGCGCCGTAGAATCGCATTTCTCGCGCTTTAATCGCGCATTGCGGATCAATGTCCCGATCCACGCCCGAAACCGGCG